ACGGTGCTATTACAGGCGCTGGGCCTGTAAAGAGCTTTTTCGCATTACATAACGACGATGCGATTTATGGCTTATTTCCTACTGGAAACTCGTCTACTCCATATTCGATTCAACGTAGAGCGGATCGTGGAACTGTTGCCAGGCGTTCAGTAGTAATGGATGAGTACGGTAATCAGGTATTTGTGCGGAGAGATGGCATATATATTTGGGACGGTTCAAATCCTCCAGTGAAGATTTCAGGTAATTTTGATGGCAGTCAATTTTGGGATAATATAGTTCAAGATAGATTACCGTATAGTTTTGCGGTAGAAAATAGAGCGAAGAATCAAGTTATATTTGCATTGCCGTATGGCACTAATCAAGTTTTAATGAATAAGTATATTGTATGGAATTATAAAAGACAACAATGGGTTGGGGTATTTGAAGACTTTACACGGATTTGCGCTTCATATTTTGAGGATGCGCCTCATTTTGGCGGGTCTGGAGATGGTTTGTTGTACGTGCATGACTCTGGCACTAATGACAATACTACTGCTATTAAAAGTTTTGTTACATTGGCTGCAACGCCTCCGATTTCACTCGCGGAGGTAGTACGTTGGTTATATGCGCGGCACGAATTTGAAGCGGCAGAAACTGACTATGAAATAAATGTGCAGCAACGTGGCCCTTCTATTGTGTCGCGTACTGATGGTTTAGGAGTAGGTGATCCAAGTGATGCCATTGAGACAGAGTTTATAATTAAATCGTCATCAATTCGTGGATCTACTACTGCTTATGTGTTAGATACTGATATGTGGGGATATGATCCTGTTACACAATTAAAATACACGGCTAACAATAAAGACGAACCTATGGCTTTACGAAGATCATTGTTAATGTTTAAACCTATAGGTAAGCGGACTAAGCATCAGTTAGGAGTTGAGTAATGGCTAAAAATCCATTTAGAACTACTGTCGGAGCGAACGATCCAATTTTTCAAAAAGCTATGATGCAAAAACGCTTTGGCAAAACTTTTGATGACCAACAATGGAAAAATGTTGTAGGAGGTATGGGGGCCGATACTGCGCAAGCAGGGTTTGAATTTGCGGATTTATTTTCTGCTGGTGCGCCTAATATTGCTGGATTGGATCCTCAAGAAGTGGCAAAAAGGTTTGCGGGTCAGTTACAGGGCCACAGGCAAATGTTGCCTGGACAGCAATTAGATATGTCTAAACTTTCGGCTGACATTGATTTAACCGATTTATTAGGCGCAAATACTACTAATAATCCTTTGCATTCCCGTAATGTTAGCTTGCAAAATCTTTTAGGTGCAGGCACAGATTTTTCAAGGGCTGTGCAAAGTCAGTTGACTCCGATGATGGCGTCGAGATTAGGCGGATCAAATCTTAGTGAAGGTGCAACGGCACAAGCATTTATTGATGCCATAAAACGTGACCCGAATGCAGGTGATCCTACAGCAACCTTTTCTAGTCTTGAAGGCGCTCCTTCATTGGCTTACAGTGATTTGCAAGCGCATGCTGCTGCAGATCCATTTTCGCGCAATGTATTAGAAAGAATTCGTAATTTTACTAATACTTACGATCCATCTGCTCCTGATAGGCCAATGGGGCAAGAGCAGCAAAGGTTTGATGCTGCTGTAGCAGAAGGAGTAGCGGCAGACCAAGCAGAAACGGCGCGAATTGAGTCTGGAGGGTATGACGATAGTGCGTTGCGGACACAGTTATCAGAGCAGCAAAATTTAATTAAACAACTTTCTGATCGGCTAAATCAACCTACGGGAGAATCTCAAACTCAAACTCAAGCGATGTTGGGCCAATTGCTTGGACGTGAGCAATTAGGGTCTTCGCAACTACAAGAACTTTTAGCGCAATCGCAGCAAGGCAGAGTTACTGAGGATGCAATAAGTCAAATAATGCAAAATCAGCTAACTCAAGCGGATATTCGAGGTCAAGTAGGTCAAGCAGTGCAGTCTGAATTTGGTGATGTATTTACTCAGGCTATGATTGATAAGCAATCTGCAGAACAGCAGCGTTTTGATACATTAATGGAGTCTCTTAGTGCCAGGCAGCAGCAAGAAGAGCAATTATCAAGAGAACAATTTGCACGTCAAGATGCTATTCGAGAACAACAAGAAGCTGCTGTAGGAGAAACTATTCGCGAAGCTGAACGTGCTGGCCAATCAGCGTACGAAAATGTACGAGGATTGCCAATGTATCAAGCTGATTTTTCGGCTACAGATCCTTTACGGCAAAGTATTCAAGATGCAATAACTTCGAGACTCGGAGGCACTGAGCTCGATGCAATGGCTACAGAGCGTTATGCTCAATTAGATGAAGATGCGTCAAGGCAGCGAGCAGATTTAACCGAAAGGTTAAGTCGATTGGGCCTATTGCGTCAGGGTGGTGATACTGCTGATGTGTTAGGAGAGTTTGAAGGTCAAGTTGTAAGAGGGCGCCAGGGCATTGCGTCTGATATGCAGCAAATGCAGCAAGATTTAATTACGCAAGGAATTACTGAGGGTACGGATTTTCGAGGTCAAGAAACAGATACTGAACTTCGCAGGATTGATCAGCAAGCGCAACAAACACAATCTGCACGTGACTTAGATTTACGTCGGCATATGCTGCAACAAGACGTTGCCGATAGAGTATTGTCGCGTGGATTAACTCGCCTTGGTCCAACTGAGCGTGAACGATTTGAGAATCAATTGCGCTCTCAGCAACAGGCAGAATATTTAAATCGCAGTGAATTGGCCCAGAGAAAAGAGCTGGCTGAAAGTGAGCTAGAACAACGTCAAACAGAATTTGGATCTCAGCAAGAGCTAGCCGAAAGGCAGTTGACTCAGCAAGCGCAACAAGCATCAGCGGATCGCGGGCTTAGGCGTTATGAGATCGGGCAAGAACGAGCAGAAGCTCAACTTAACCGTTCGATGGAGAGGGATTTTGCTGAAATTGATCGGCAATTGCGTGAAGGTGAAATTGATTCTAGAGAAGCTGAAGCGCAAAAGAATCGTAAGTTTGAGCAAAATCAGAATTTCTTTGATCGGCAGTTACAGCAAAATCTATCTGATCAGCAGAATCAGTTTTCTTTGGATATGCAGCAAGGCAACATTAATTTTCAGTCAACGCAAGCAAATCTAGACCGTCAGCAGCAATTATCTGTAATGCGTAATGAGAATGCACAACGATTAGCTGAAAGAAATTTGCAGGAAACTGAAGCTACTTTAGATAGGCTGCATGCTGCATCTGAAAGCATTGCTAGTCGTGTGTTTCAACGAGAAATGACTACTCAAGAGCACACGCAACGCCAATCAGATCGCAATTTGCAAGAATTACTAGAGACTAATAGGAATGATTTAACTAAAGAGCAAAATAGATTAGACCGTGAAAATCAACTTGAATTATCTCTTCAAGGCAGAAATTTTCAGCGAGACCAAGCTGAATTAGATCGGTCATTGCAACAGACTGAATCTGCATTTCAACGTGGAATGATTACGGCTGAAGCAGCATTAGACCGTACATTCGAAAGTACTAAGGCTTGGCAAGATCGCCAACATACTAGCGCTCAGAATGAATTACAACGTAATTTTCAGTCTGCAATGCTTGAAAATGAGCAGAGTTTTAATCGCGAGCAAAATGAATACTTACGTCAAGAGCGTGAAAATTCACAAAACTTTCAAGCTGCTGAAGCATTAGAGCAACGCGGGTTTCTTACTAGACAGGCAACAGCAGATCGTCAACAGCAACTTTTATTGGAAAGAAATAGGCTTAATCAGGAGCGTAATGAAGCATTAGAGCAACGATCTTTTTTAAGTGATCAATCTAATGCAGACCGTCAGCAAGCCTTGGTATTAATGCGTGAAGAGCATTCTTTAGCTGACCAATTAATGGATAGAGAGCATTCTTTTGCACGTGAATTGCAATCTCAAGAAGATATACAACGTCAGTCTGATCGAGATCATCAAGTTAATTTGCAAAATCTTGTCGAGGGCAGAATTGAATCTGAAGCAGCGTTGGATAGAACTCACCAATTAGCCGTTCAAGATGACCAACAAACGTGGCTTGCGCTAGAAAGCCAAACTGCATTTGATAGAGATAAAACTCTTTTCGAAAAAGAGATGAACCAACGTACTGCAGACAGGCAGGAAAATATACGTCAATTTAATCAAAATCAGATAAATGTTGACACAGAACTTGGGATTCAAAAGCAAGCAGCTGCAGATCAAACAGCTCAATTTAAGCGTATACACGACATTCAAGAAGCTCAATTTGGACGGCATCAAAATTTTATCGAAGACGACGCAAGACAAAATAGAATGCTGCAAAAACAAATGAATCGCGATCAGGCTAGTTTTGAAAGAGAGCAATGGGAAGAGTCAAAGTTACAGTTTGGTAGGCAATCAAACTTCCAAGAGGAAGAAGCCCGATTACAACGTGAATTTCAAAATCAGCAGTTTGAAGAGCAACAAAATCAGTTTTCTCGTCAGCAAGATTTTGTAGAAGGTCAAGCGGCACAAGACGATTTATACCGTGCTATAGGCACAATGTTAGCGGCGCAAGAAAGCGGTATGGATCTTGGCATAGGAGCAACAGGAGCAGCGCCTGGAGGCTTGAACGCATTACTTAGAGGGGAATTAGGAAAAGCTCTTGACATGGATTTAGCTAATTGGGGCCCAGCAGTGGAAGGCAATATTGAAGGGCAAAGACAAGCTCAAGAGCGCATTCGACGTATACAAGAGCAGAATCGTGCAAATGACCCGATTCAAACGGGCATTAGACAGATTCGGAAGTTAAAATTTTGGTAATAAGGAGGAATAGATAATGGCATTGCAAGGAATAATTGCAGCCGCTCCATATATTATGGCAGGTTTAGAGATGGCTGGCCAGATTGGAGGGGCTCATTATGGAGCTAAACGGAATCGTAAACAGCAAGAAGAAAATGAACGTGCAACAGCGCGGGCAGCTATGATTTCTGCGTTGACAGGCCAAAGAGCTGCACCTTCGCCTGCTATTATAGGTTCGGCCGGCGCGGATGCTT